AGCCTATCCCGGTATATGCTTGTGTTAAGTGTAACCACGTTAATGAAGAATTTTTACCTAATGACACCCTTTGATTTTTTAAAATTAGTACATAATAAAAATATTAAATGGGAAGATTTTAATGAAGATGAGCAAAAAACTTATAACACTTTTATTATAAATAAGGCATTAAGTTTTAATTCTGATTATTTAGATATAATAAATCAAATACAACATTATACTCCTATACCTAAAGAATCTTTTAAATATCTCCAATCTATGACTAATAATAAATTTAAATTTAACAAATGGATAAAGGGTAGTAAGGAAAAATCTTATAACTCTGATTTACTTGTTATAGTAAGTACGTATTTTGAGTGTTCATGCAAGCAAGCTAAAGAATATTTAGATGTTTTGGGGAAGAAAGAGACCAAAACACTTCTTAAACATATAGGGTTACAAGAAAATAGAATTAAACAACTTTTAAAAAAATGAATATAGGAATAATAGGGCAAGGTTTTGTGGGTACAGCTGTAAATGAAGGACTTAAACCCAAATTTAATGTAGAAACGTATGATATTGCTAAAAATTCAACATGTTCTAGTCTAGAAGAAATATGTGAAAAAAGTGATATATTATTTGTTTGTTTACCCACCCCAATGAATCCAGATGGTAGTTGTTCTACCCTTATAGTTCAAAAGGTTTTAAATAAAATTGATAATCTCAATACTTGTGATACAATAGTAGTAAAGTCAACTATTCCACCAGGTACGACTGAAACTTGGAATAAAAAATATAACAATATCCAAATAGTCTTTAATCCTGAATTCTTAACAGAAGCTAATTCTATAGAAGATTTTAAAAACCAAAATAGAATTATAGTAGGAGGACCTAGACCTTCTTCTACTAAAGTAGCTAGAGTATTTAGAAAAGCCTTCCCAAAGGTCCCTATTATAAAAACTAATTCAACATATGCAGAAACTATTAAATATGTTACTAATTGTTTTTTAGCTACTAAAGTTTCATTTGCTAATGAAATTTATCGATTATGTAAGTCTTTAGATATTGATTACGATAAGGTAATAGAATATGCTATTTATGATGAAAGGTTAGGTAAATCACACTGGGCAGTCCCAGGACCTGATAGTGATTTTGGGTTTGGTGGACATTGTTTCCCTAAAGACATGAACGCTTTAATTTATTTAGGGGATCAATTAGGTGTAGACCTAAAAACACTAAAATCAGCATTAGAAACTAACGATAAAGTTAGATCTAATAGAGATTGGGAACAACAAAAAGGAAGAGCAGTAATATGATTAATTTTACCCCTGAAGATGACGCCGCAGTAAAGTGGTGTGAAGAAAAATACCCTGAACTAACAGAAGAGTATAAAAAAATTATGATGGAACAATATGTTTTATTCTGTAAAAAACATCGTAATTATGGTACTTCAAATGTTAATGTAGGCACTAATCTAGAAACAGAAGCCGATATTAAACTAGCACTTACTGGGTTATGGTTTAGAATAAATGATAAAATACAACGATTAAAAAACTTGGTTGTACAAGGAGAACCCGATACAGTAGGTGAACCTATAGAAGATACACTTAAAGACCTTAGTGTATATGGAATTATAGGTCAAATCGTACAGCAAGGTAAGTTTAAATGATTTTAGAAAACGTACAAAATACAGTAGTCCCAAAAATGGATTGGGAAAAATATAAGATGGTTTCTTATACCCAATTTTCAACTTGGAGTGAATGTCCCCATAACTGGAAATTAATGTATATTGATAAACAAAAGCAACCCCCAAACATTCATTTAGCTTTTGGATCTGCTATGCATGAAACCCTCCAAGAATATCTTGATTTAATGTATAATAAGTCTATTAAGGCTGCAGATGAGTTTCCTATCTATGAAGACTTTCAAGAACGTTTTATGAAAATGTATGGTGAATATAAAGAGCAAATTGGAAATAATTTTGCAACTAAGAAAGACTTAGTTGAGTTTGTAAATGATGGGCTTAATATAATTGAATTTTTCTTACAACGTCGTCAAATGCATTTTTCAAAACGTGGTACTAAGTTACTTGGGGTTGAAATGCCTATATTAACACCACCTCATGAAAAATTTCCTGATGTTATGTTATTTGGAAAATTAGATTTAGTATTTTATGATGAAGATTTACAAAAGGTAAGTATTTGGGATATTAAAACTTCTACTAGAGGGTGGACCAAATATGAAAAGGAAAACAAAATCAAAACCGCACAAATGGTGTTATATAAGCGTTATTTTGCAGAACAATATAATGTTCCCGTTGAATCGATTGACTGTAAGTACTTTATTGTAAAACGCAAAATACCCAAAAATCCTAAATACCCAGCAATGGCTTCAAGAATACAAACATTTGAGCCCTCTTCTGGTAAAGTATCTCTAAATAGAGTAACTCGTCAGCTCCATGAATTTATTGAAAGCGTATTTGTTGAGGGAACTAATACGTATGATATAGATAAAATAGAACAGACGCTAGCTACCACAAAAAAATGTTCTTCTAAATGGTGTGTAGCTTGTAATAGCTAACCTATGAAACAAAAATTATTTCCTTTTATAATAGCATTATCAGCACTAGCTGTTTCTGCATCAGCTGCTTTTTACTCTGTAAGTGGATTAAGTAAACTTTTTGCAGGAGCCGCTTTTGCTGTTATAATAATGGCTGCTTCTCTTGAAGTAGCTAAATTAGTAATTGCTTCTTTACTTTATCAGTATAGGGAAAATTTACCTAAACTACTCAAATACTATCTTTCAGTAGCTTGTCTTGTACTAATATTAATTACCAGTATGGGTATTTATGGTTTCTTATCAGCTGCTTATCAAGAAACCGCAGCTAAGGCGGGTAATGTAGATTCCCAAATAGCACTTATTGAGACTAAACGAGATAATATAAAAGCACAGCTTGCGATATACAACGCAGAAAAAGAAAGTATTAACGAGGCGGTGAGCAGTCTGAGATCTGGCTTATCTAACAATGTAATACAGTATACTGACACATTAGGTAATGTAATTACAACAACCTCTTCATCTACAAGGCGAGCTTTAGAAAAACAACTTGACCAAGCAATAGGTAGGCAAACTGAAATTAATACTAGAGTAGATGATTTAAATCAACAATTATTTGAATATGAAACAGAAATAGTTGAGGTAACTAGCAATGCTAATATCGCGGGTGAATTAGGTCCTCTTAAGTATTTATCTGGCTTAACGGGTAAACCTATGGATCAAATTATAAATTGGCTATTATTAGTTATTATATTTGTATTTGACCCCCTTGCTATTGCACTTGTGGTAGCAGCTAATTTTGCATTTGAACAATTAAAACCTAAGAAAGAGATTATGGAAGAAGAATGGGATGAAGAACGAATAAACATTATAGGCCAAAATGGAAATGATGGTATTCACTATGAGCAAGAAGAAGAAAGCATACCTCACCACACACCCCAACCCCCACTTCCTACCCCAGAAGTAATAGAAAAAATAGTTAAAAAAAACATTTATGGGGAAGAAATAGAAAAAAAGTTAGAACTACTAGAACACCCTAGAATAAAGGATGCAATAAAACACGCTAGAAGGGCAGGGGAGTTATAATTTACGTATATGTATATGTAAACATATACAACATGGCTTTAAAATTAACATCTGTAAAATTAGAAGAACGTTTATTTGAAGACTTTAAAGTAGCTTCAATTAGACAAAAGTTTAATCTTCAAAAATTAGTAAATAGAAGTATACACCTCTATTTAACTGATGAGGAGTTTGCAAAATCTCTTCATACACATACTGATCTGACCATTAGTGGTAGTGGATTATAAATTATAAAAAGGTTTTTATTTATGAAAAAAGGTTATATTCCTAAAGAGGAAAGGAAAAAAATATTACTCCTCTGTGATGATATTAGACTTCATAGTGGGATAGGCACTATGGGTAAAGAAATAGTCTGTAACACAGCCCATCATTTTAATTGGCTAAATTTAGGGGCTGCTATTAAACATCCTGAACAAGGGAAAGCATTTGACTTAAGCCCCCAAATCAATGAAATAGCAGGTATCCCTGACTCTGATGTAAAAATTATACCTTGGGATGGTTATGGTAATGATCAGATAATTCGCCAATTAATAGATCAAGAAAAACCTGATGCTATTCTCCATTTTACTGATCCACGTTATTGGACTTGGCTTTATAGAATGGAAAAGGAAATTAGGACTAAAATCCCTATGATATTTTATACTATTTGGGATGATTTACCATACCCCATGTATAATAGAGATTATTATCGTTCAGATGATCTTCTTCTTTGCATTTCTAAACAAACTAAGAATATAGTAGATAATGTTCTTAAAGATTTCCCTAAAGAAGATTGGCAAACCCAATATGTCCCTCATGGTATAAATGATAAAAAGTTTTTTCCTGTGGCTAATGATTTAGAATTTGAAGTATTTAAAGAAAAATTCTTTGAAGGAAAAGAATATGATTTTGTAGTATTTTGGAATAACAGAAATATTAGACGTAAAAATCCAGGTGATGTGATTACTGCGTGGAAAATATTTACAGACCAACTTCCTAAAGAAAAAGCAGAACGTTGTTTACTACTTTTACATACTGATAAAGTAGATAATAATGGAACAGATATCCCTGCAGTAATTGAAAATGTATGTCCCCCTGAAACTTGTAAAGTTAAATTTACTAAGGGTAAATGTGATGAAAAAACCCTTAACTATTACTATAATTTAGCTGATGCCCAATTTATGATGACTGATAACGAAGGTTGGGGTTTATCACTTACTGAGGGTCTTATGGCGGGCAATATGATCATTGCACCTGTCCAGGGGGGTATGCAAGACCAAATGCGTTTTGAAGACGACCTCGCTGGTGATTGGATTAATTTTAGTACTGAATTCCCCACTAAC